TTGTGTTTTGCAATATAGTTTCCTTTCTTCAACATCTTCAATGCCAGAATACTTTTCCCACAACTCAAGTCTTTCTTCAATTGACAATGTTGGTATTTTGAATTGTTCTAAATAATCAAACAAGATTGATAAGCCTCCAGCAATAAATGTAAACTTCTTATCATTCTTTTCGCAGAATCTCATTTGATTTGCATACTCGTTTGCAGTATCTATTGCTTGCTTCTTTAATTCTTGATTACTTGGCTTTTCTTTCAATGGTTCTATTGCTTTAGGTAGGTTCTTTATTTCTTGTCTTGCATAATCTAAATAAGCATTCATTATCCTACCAAAGTATTCACATGAAAAGTTTTCATAACATTTAGCATCTACCTGTAATTTGCCTGAAACTGCCATTTCAAATGCAATCTTGATTTCTTCTGGAGTTTGATTACCAAAATTAGATCTAACAAAATTGGTTAATACAAATTTTTCTTCTTCAGTAGGTAGATTGTTGCCTCGTAAGCCAACCAAAAGCATTGAATAGCGCAATACCTCCTTTATGTCTTCTTCTTTTCTTACACGCAAACTATTGGTACTCTGTGCCTGTTGTATTGCTATTGCACTACCACTTCCTAAGTGCTTCCATTCTTGCTGCACTTGTTCCGAGTTTCTCAGTTGTATTTCCATTATTGTTAAATTTGGTTTTATTATTCATCCAAGTATTTATTCTTCTTTCAATATTAAAGAATTTTTCTAACTCCCATCTTTCCTTTCCAGATTTATTTTGTTCTGTCCAGTAAGCATAAAAATTATCGTATTCATCTCCTAACTGAAAAATGTGTGGAGTTATTATATCTATTAACTTTACTTTACTTTCTTTTACTTTACTTAACTTTACTTTGTCATCGTTACGAACAAGTTCTGAACGCGTTACATTTTCACTAACTACTTGATTTTCACGCCATTCTGAAATGCGTTTTGCGTTTTTTTCTTTAGAAACTTGATACTTTTTACTAAAGTTTAGCAATTGTTTGTTGAAAGTTTCACCATTATTTGTAGAAATCAAATCAATTTCTTCAATAAAAGTCCAACATTTCTCCAATTTTTTACCAACATTTAGTTGATGTTTAAGAACTTTTGTCTTAATTGGTTTCTCCTGTAGTGCAAGTTTTTCCAATATTGTATAAAATAACCCAAGACCTTCATATCCATATTCAAGATATAATTCGGTTATCTTTTCATCATTAAATGAATTGGAATCGTGTAAGTAATATTTCATTTATAAAATAAAAAAAGCCAGTCTGCGTAGGAGTGCAAATCTGGCTTTGGTTATTTAACCTATTAAATTACCTAAGAACTCCTACCCTCTTAGTTAATTGTTTACAAATATAATTAATTTAAACTGATTTGCACAATCTTTTGGTAAAATAACCAATATAAATTGGGTAATCTAATTCAAATAATCTTGCATAATCCGATGTATAGTTGTTGTTAACTTTAAATTTATCGTTACCAGACACCATTGTTTGCCATCTAATAACTTCAAATATCTGTTTAGATCCTAATCTTACATAACCTCTGTTGATTAGTTGAAATGCCAATCTTTTAAACTCCGAGTAAACTTGGGGATTATCTAGATGATATTGTTTGAAACTTGTTCTCATGTTTTTGTTTTTTAGGTATTAAGTAAAGTTTTTTATAATCTTTTTGCAATTGCTTGCTTATATGGTCTTGCCATTCGTTAAATGATAACTTTTTCATTGGTTATAAACTTTTGTAATAAGTTCAACAACTATTGCAAAGATCCAGCAACAAATGATCCCTACAATTCCAACCATTGTTAAAAATTCTGCAGTATTAGTTGATTGCGATTTTTTCCCTTGATTTCTCATGTTCTTCTATTAGTTTGTTTTTAACACTAATCCATTCTTTTAATACTTCTTCTTCATACATTGAAAAATAATCTTTCTTTTTGTATTCGAATTTATTGATAATTCCTGTAACATTATCAATCGTGTACTCTCTTGCTGAAAAAGGAATAACACCCTTTTCTTTTAAATTTTTAGTTACCAGTTGATACGCATATCTTTTTTTAAATTGTTTCATATTAATTTTTATTAAGTTCTATTTCCATTTCTTCGGTGATTATTATATCCTCACCATATTCTTCTAATTCATTCCACTTTCTTTTTGCTTTTAAGTAAGGCTCAATTTCATCATCTGAAAATGTTCTCCTTTCTCTAAATCTTGACCTGTCCAATGAATCAATCCAATGAAACATATAAGTTTTCTTTTCCATAATTAAAAAGGTAAATCTTTTTTGGGTTCTTGTGTCTTGTATGTCATTGCTCCAGATCCACTTGGCTTTGCTTCCCATGTATCAAGTTCTACATAGTACTTCCCATTTTGAGATTGATTAATTTTTAAATTAACCCATCCATTCTTTGAGTTTGCTGCAATAAACTCTGCTGCTTCTTTAGAATTTAATGATAAATTCCCGATAACAAATGTTGGTGCATTTTCATTTCTTTTGAAGATGAAACCTTTTGCAAATACTTTTTCTGTCTTTTCCATTTTTATTTATTTGATTGTGAAACTTAATTTTTTTGTTGAAAATAATTGAATAATTCTTTGCTCATTATTTATTTCTTTTTGTGATTTAGCATAATAGCTATTTAATTCCTCTAGCGATTCGCATTTGTCAATTTCTTGTTTCCACATTTGTAAACTTTTAGCCTCCACTTGTGTACCAGCTGCATCTAAATCTTTGTCAGTAATTAAGCCAAGCATAGAAGATAAAGAGTATCTACGATAATAAGTAACTCCAGAACCATAAGATTGATATTCATTCATTGCTCCTAATTTAACCTTTGGAATGCTTGTAAATGATTCTAAAGATTCTCCACTTTCTACATGAAATAGAATAGTTCTTATTCCATCGTTCTCAAGTAATTGGCTAAAGCATAACCCATTCTTTTTAAGTAATGGATTAATAACTGAAAAGATTTGTGGCAAGTCAGCATAAGTGTAGTTATGACCTTTGGTGTCCTTGTGAATTACTGGGCATTCATTTTGGAAATTGGATAATGATTTAATTAAGTTTTTCATTAGTCTAAGATTAATTGTTTAAAATTTGATTTGTATTCTCTTTCCTCTTTGGCAACTCTTGCCCAAAAATCATAATTGTTTTGGCAGTACCATGTGCAGAAATAAAACCCTGCCTCATCTTGAAATTTTGCTTTGTAAGTTTTCATTGTCCTAAGATTATTGGGCAGATATGCCAGATTAAAATATAAAAAAAGATTGTAATTGCAATAGAACCAATTAATCCTTCTGGATCTTGTTGGTAAAAGGTTTTGATTTTGTTAGTTAGATTTTTCATCTGTTATTGTTTAAGTGTTCACAAATATAAAAGGAATATTTGAAATAAAAAACTTTTAATAAAATTATTTTAAATATTTATTGAATATAAAAAATCCCTACCAGCAAAGCCAATAGGGAAATTATAATAATACTTAAACCATTTAACTATGAAAAGACAAATTTAAACAATTTTTCCATCTCTTATTTGAATATTATTAACTTTTGATTTTCCGTTCTCAATTTCTACTATTGCCATCCCGTGATTATGCATACTAAACGGCATATACTTTGGACTTAATAAAGTTAAGCACCCAGTACTATAAGTATTTATAAACTCTTTAAAGCCAGTCTTCTTTTGAGTTGTCGAGGTCCTATGAACATGACCTATTAAGGTATTGCAAATAGTTTTGTTAAATAGATTCTGACTTGGATTTACTCCGCCTCCGCCATACAATTCATGCCCATGTAATACAAGTAAGTCTCCCATCTCCATTCCTTGCCAATCCTCAATCATTGTAATGCCTAACTTATCTAATCTAAAAAATACATCAAATTGTAAGTCATGCAACTGAGCAAACTCCTCAGCTTGTAATTGTAATGACCTAGCAAATCTATTCTCGTGGTTGCCTAACTTATAATAAATCGGAATCGTTCTAAATAAATCTCTTAGCCTTTGTAAGAAATCCCTATTCATGTCGACCTCTCTTTTAAAGTCTCGCATATCCTTTTCCTTTTCGTGCCTAGAAATAGAATAAAAGTCTTGGATGTCGCCATTAAGATATAAGCAATCAATTTCTTGTTCTTTTAAATGCTTAATTGCACAAGTCAAAGCAGTAAGGTCGTGATAAGGAAAATGAATGTCAGATAATATTCCAATCTTTTTTAAGTGGTTAGGTAATTTAGCCGATACATATTCTTTGCCAATGCTATCTTCAATACCAAAGTTGTCTAAAGTATCAAGATTATAGTTTACGACTACTGGTGGCATCTCTTGATTAACTGCCTGCAAAGACCTATCCTTTGCCAAAATATTGTATTGGCTCATTAATTTCCTTAATGAATTTGGACTTTTATATCCATACATTTCATAAAATGAATTGTAAAAATCCGTTTTGCTAAGATTTGTTGAAAAGAAATGCTCCCTAATCTTAACTAATTTATCGTCCTTGTTCATATTCCTCCATTATAACATCAACTAAAAATTCGATATTGTTTAAAACTTTCATGCGTAGTGCAAACCTTGCATCATCAATGTACTGAATATTTTCCATGACATCCATCATAGTTTCAAGAAGATCGTTTGCTTTGCTTCTTTTATTTTCTATTTGCTCAATCGTTTTATTTGGCATCAATAGATATATTTAAAATAAACCCAGACAGAAATTAATAATCCTTGAATTAGCATCGTTAATATTGCCCATGTAGGAATCACTTCTTTAACTATTCTTTCAAAGGTTATATGCTCGGTTTCTTTTAATTTAGATTGGTATTGTTTTTCGTACACATTCTTTATTGAATCTATATCGATTGTGGCTTTGATATTTCCCTTGTAAGACCTTATTATTATCTTGCCTTGTGGTATTGTTATCTTGCTATAAAATCGTGTCAGTAAGCCTAAAGAATCGCAAGGATTTTCTATGATTAAGGTGTCCTTAACTGAATTGTAAATATGAACTATCTTTTCAGTTCTAAAGGTATCTATTTTAATAATAGACTTTTGTGTTTCTACCTTGCTTGTCTTGCAAGATATAATGGTAAGAAGTATAAGTAGGATTGCTAATTTGTTTGTCATGAGAAATAAAGTTTGGATTCTGCTTGCCTTCTTTGTGTTAAGCCTTTGACTGGAACTCCTTTGACTTTATTCCAAATCAAAAATTGACTTTCAATAAATTTGTCATTAGGATTAGCATTGACTTTTTTAAGTAGTGTGCTTTTCTTCAATGCACCTGTGCCGACATTATAAGCAAATGATACTAAGGCATCAAATTGGTTTTGGGTAATGTCATCTCTTGTAAATGAATCAACAGAACTTTCATAATGCTTTAAAACATTTAAGAAGATTTCAGTTGCTCTTGCTTGTGTAATTTCTGGATCAGTCATCCTTACCTTTGTACCATCTGGATAGTATGTGCATCCAATTGATATTGTCGGAATACCTGCAGGACATAGGTAAGGTTTTAACCTAACTCCCTCAAATCTTTTTAGCAGGTCGAGTCCTTTTTGGCTTATCTTCATCAAGTTTGCTTCTAAGTTCTATATTCTCGCTTCTAAGACTATGTATTTCAGCCGTTAACGTTTCTACTTTGGCTTTCAAATCAGCAACTTCTTGCTTCATGTCATTTGCCATCTCTCGCCAAATCTTAATTGCTTCTTGGACATTGGTTATCTCGCCAGCCTCAACTTCAACCTGTGCTTTTTTTCTGCCAAAAATCCATGTGATTATTGATGCAAAGAATGCAGTCAATGTTGGCAAGATAACTTCATTCCAATGTTCCATTACTTTTTAAGTGCTTTTAAAATTTGTGCTTTTGCAATAATTGCAAAGTTTTCATTGTCTTTGACAAATGATGTAAATGTTTCAAGATCAGATGAATCAAGTTCTAATGATTCTCCTTTGTTTAGTGCTAATGCCCATTCCCAGAATTTCAAGGCATCTCCTTTAGATTGTTGAACTAAAGAGTTAGCAACTACTTTTCCTGCATTGGCATTCTCAATGATGTTACCATCAAGATCCAATAAGTTAAAATTTAAATCAATCTTCATTTTTTGTTTTGTTTAGATTAAAAATTGTGTAAATATATTATTTGTTTTTTAAAATTGTTATTTCTGCTGATAATTCTTGTACTGCTTTAGTTAGCATTGCAATAATACCTCTGTCGTAAATACCCCATTTATCATTTTTATTTTTAGGTGTATTTGCTGCTTCTTCTCCCAATGCTTGATTAACTTCTTGAGCATAAAATCCAAGTTGTCTAATATCAGTAGGTAGTCCACTTTCTTCTTTCCAATAAAAATATCTTGGCTTTAATTTAGATATTTTTTCTAAAGCATTATCAATATATCCATCTTCAATTTTTAATGTCATATCAGATGTGGTAGAAAGAACTCCACTTGTTGCTGTAACTGCCCCACTACCTAATGAATTTATTGTTACTGCACCACCACTAGCAATAATAAATCTAGGAGTTGATAAATCAAAATTTGCGGAAAAATATAAACTTCCATCATAAGGCTTTGTGCCTATTGCCCATCTATCTGCAACACCATCATGAGTAAAACCAATTACTCCATTTCTTGAATTAGTATGTCTAATGTTTACTTCAACTTGGGCGGTTCCATTATCTCTTAATAAAATAGTACCATTTGTCATATTAGTAGATAAACCAGTTGATGTAATACCACTTGAAAAAGTAGTTGCACTTGAATTAATTACTAAAGGTCTATATGCTACACCATGTTGAATAACAGTAAAATAAAAATTATCTGCCGTATCATTATATCCAAATATTGCACCTTTTGTGCCAGCAGTATTATTTAAATAAAATGATGAATTGTTTAAGTTAACTCCAGAACTACTTAAAGATGTTCCAATTCTACCAGTAAATGTGCCACTTGTTGCAGAAATACTACTTGAAAACGTGGCTGCGCCTGTGGAAGCAATAGTAAGAGCAGTGGCAGCATTAACTACAAATGACATAATATAAGGTAATGTAGGATGCGTTGCACCATATAACCCTATGTATGTAGTTGTATTTGAATTTGTTAAAAGTAGTCTACCTACTGAATCGCCTCCATTAATTCTCGCATCGCTACCACTTAAAATTAAATTACCGCCAGCCGTTACACTACTTGAAAACGTGGCTGCACCAGTTGAGGCAATACTAAGTCTTACCGCACCGTTTACACCAAATAACATTGTTGTAGGTTCAGTATAAATAAAGCCATACCTTGTAGCCCCATTATTACTAAAAAAGTTTAATGTAGTTGCATTGTCAACAGAACGACCTAATAAATTTAATGAATAAGCAGTTGAACTATTTGCAGTTATTGAAATAGTATCACTAAAACTTGCACTTGTTCCACCTAATGCACCCGTTAATGTACCTCCCGTTAATGGTAAATAACCACTTAAAGCAGAACCATAATTAGGAATATTTAAAACTCCAGTAGTTGAATTATAAGTTGAATTTCCCGAAGTTCCCGTTGTTGTTAAACTTACCGATGCTCTTGCTAAAGCATCCGTATATTGAGTTAACGAAGTACTAATAACTCCTGTAGTAGAATTGTAAGAAATTCCCGAAGTACCTGATAAAAAAGATGCAGTAATACCACCTAATCCACTTAACGTATAAGTTGGAATATTTAATACGTTAGAAACTAATGTAGCAGAACCACTTGATCCTGTAGTTGTTAAACTTGTAATTCTATTTGTGTATGCAGTATCCCAATTTGTAGCAGATGCGGTAGTTGGTATTGCATATCCTGCAGTTAAACTAAATACACCTGTTGTATTGGTATATGTTAATCCTGTGGCAGAAGAAGATAATTCAGTTAAAGCAATATAATTATTTGGGTTTGTCGCATTATAAGGTGTAAAACCTAAAGCAGTTGCAATGGATTTCTTTTCCCATAAATTATTAGATGTATTAAATGCTATAATATCATTATTAGCAGGAGATTGAGCCGATACATTATGGATTTCATCTAATTCATATCCATTTTGTATCTTAACTTCAATCTGTCCTAATGTCGGATGCGCCCTTGTAATTACACCAATATAAACTAAATGATTAGGAGCATATTGCTTTGTAGCAGTATAAGTACCAGCAGTAGTAGGAGATAAATAAAGTTGTTGTCCTTCTGTAAATGCGGATGTATCTATACCTGTTAAATCTCCAGTTAAAACAACATAGCCTTCAGCATTGTTAGCAATATTTGCTTGACATAATCCAAATGTTTGAGCAGATGTAGAATCACCAGTTGCTAATGCTTTTTCCACAATTGGATTATTGCCTGTAGCACCAGTAATGTAAACAACTGTTCCCTTTGTTAAGGTTGCACCTGTTTGATTTCTTACAAGCCTAACTAATGTGCCTGCTTGTCCAGCAACAGGAAAGGCAATTAAACTTCCATCTCCAGCAACATATTGAGTTGTGTTCCCTGTTGGATATGGATAATAAGTTGAAGTATCATAAGAAATTGTACCTGCAGTAGATTTAACAAATCCAGTTCCAGATAAATTATTTTGTTTAGCATTTAATGCATTTTGTAAATCAGTTTGATTAGATAATGTTCCTGTAATGCCACCCCATATCGTTCCAACCGTAGGAGAAACCTCGATGTAAGTAGCACCAGACCAACGATAAATCTTATTAGTATCTAATGCAACGTATATCTTGCCTGTTGTACCACTTGCAGGAAATGCTGCTAAATCAGCAAACTCTAAAACATCATCTACATAACTTGGTAATTGAGTTGAAGGTACTAAACCACCTCCATCTAATGAAGCATATCCATTAGCAATTCCTTTATTTGCACTATTCTCTGGTGTGTAACCTAAAGCAGTTGTAACATTGCCACTTGTTAACGACAATGTGCCACCTAATGTAAGATTTCCGCTTGTTGTAACCGTTCCACTTAAACTTAATCCACTAACCGTTCCTGTGCCACCAACAGATGTTACCGTTCCTACATTAGTAGTATATCCACTTGGATTAGAAGCATCATATTTTAAGTTTAAAGCACTTTGTGTCGCAGTACTAATTGGCTTTAATAGATCTGTAGTATTGTCCACATTACCTAAACCAACCATTGATTTAGTGATACCTGAAACCGTACCTGTAAATGTAGGCGAAGCCAAAGGTGCTTTAGTATCTAATGCAGTTTGTGTTGCTGAACTTATTGGCTTATTAACATCGCTTGTATTATCCACATTACCTAAACCAACCATTGCCTTTGTTATGCCACCAACTGTACCCGTAAACGTAGGATTATTTATATCTGCCTTTAAATTTAAGGCAGTTTGTGTTGCAGTAGAAATAGGTTTATTGACATCACTTGTATTATCTACATTTGATAAGCCAACCATTGATTTAGTTATTCCACTAACAGTACCTGTGAAAGTGGGTGATGCTAATGGTGCTTTGGCATTTAACGCATTCTGTAAATCTGTTTGCCCAGATAATGTACCTGTTATTTGCCCCCAAGCAACTACTGCACTTGAATTTATTTGAGTATAAGCAGAACCACTCCAACGATACATTAAACTTGTATCATTGATAACATATAAAGTTGTTAAATCACCTGTAATTGGTAATGCACTAAATGTACTTGCCAAATAATAATTAGATCCAATAATATTCCCAGATGTTTGTGAAACATTAATTGAAACTAAATTTGGAGTTACATTCAGTTGTACGTTATCGGAATTATCGGTAACAATTATATCAATAATATCGTTTGCCATTATCTTGTAATTTCTTGGGTGATTGAAAAGATTCCTTGAACGTATGTCTTAACCGTATTGTCGGCAAATCTAATTTCTATATCATATTCATAATCATTAACAGGTATATCAATAATTTGAGTATTGATTTTAAATAAACCTGCAGTTGGTGATGTGATTGTAATTCCTGCACCACTAACAGATGTTAATGATAAAGCAGGTGTTATGTCATCTGCATTAGTCCTTAATTGCATCCTTATAACTGCACCTGTAAGATTCTTTGCTACACTATTAATCTTCAACTCAAAGTTTACTTGATCGAATGTATCTGCTTTTATATGGCTAAAATTAAGACTCATTTTCTATTTTTTTTAAATATACTTTTAATTTCTTAACGTTTTCTTTCTTGGGTTTATAACACCCAACCAATGAAATCGGCTTCTTTACTTGGGAACACATCGGCATTACTGTTTGAATTGTATTCTGGATATAAATTATTATTAAATGACATATAGTCAATAAATCTTCTTGTGTAAGATTGAGCAATTGATCTTTCTTTTTCTACTAAAAAATCAATCTCTGATTTATCTACATTAGAACTATTCTCGCTACCATGTTTGTAAACTCCTTTATTTGCTATTGTATATGCTGCAAATGGTAAATACTCTACCATTGACCAATGTATCAACATAGGCTTTACATAAACGTTTAAAAGCATTAGATAATTGCCTGCTAAAGTATTAGCAACTATATCCGCATTTAGTTTATTAAATAAATCCGTTCCTAAATAGTTTTGTATATGGATGTCTTGCGCCAACTTAACCCACTGGATGAAATTATCTGTGTCGATATTTCCATTCAATGCAGTATATTTAATCAATTCATCTCTACTTATAAATAATGCAGTAGCCATATCTTATTTTGGTAAAAATCCTTTATTTGGCATATTTATTGGCTTTGTATAAACCAATTTGTTATTTGTTGGCAATATCTCACCTGCTTTTCTTGCTTGTGCAGGTGTAATTTCAACCGATCCCTTTTTTCTTGGATCTGTAAATCTTTTATAGGTTTCCCTTGTCCAGAAATGATGACAAGCACCACCTCCTTTATATAACCATATATCATAAGTATCTGCACCTTTTGGTCCAAATCCCTCATTCACAGACTTTTCACTCATGCGCATAATATCTTCTTTACGATACAACTTATTTGCAGCAGTCATTTTCTTGCAAAAGGTTCTGCTCTTTTCGGTTGTGTCCCCAGAATAACGATACCTTGAAATAAATAATTTGCCATCTTGTTCAGATTTAATGTCTGGTCTTGCAACTCCTGTGCTTACAAACTCATAAATCTTGGACATCAATGACTTTTTAGGATTGTTTAATGCCTCTAATTCTGCATCTAACTGATCTTCTATATCATGGTCAACTATTCTTGAATCAACTAATTCCCATTCGTTTAAATCGATGTCTTCACCAAATTCTTCTACATTTAATTCATCGATATGTGAAGATAAAGCAACACCAGTTTTCTCTTGTACTTGTTCATTATTCATATTAGGGTTTAAATCAATAAACTCCAATGGTTGTAATGTTTTAAAATACAGATTTAAACTGATTTTGTTAAATGCTAACACCTTATCAATTCCATCAAGGAATGTATCTTGGAAATAACGAATAACCATGTTATCAAATAAGGTGATTGCATTCTTTAATTCATCTGCATTAGAACTAAATCCACTTGCACTTGGAATACCAAATTGCAATCCACTTACAACACCATGTCCTAAAAGTATCTTGGATTTTGATTCCTCTGATAAATACTCATAATGCTTTGGTGCTTCGTTTAAAGGAACTGAATCAACAGTTGTCTTTTTGGTTTCATCATTGTTAAATGAAACAACAACTTTCTTGCCTTTAGATCCTGTTAACGTTTTTGTAACCTGTCTTGAAATTAATTCCCTTTTTTCTTCATCTGGGATACCATTATTAAAGTTAACAATGCTTGTTGGACTGAATCCATTCTGAACATCGTTAATTAAATAATCTGCTATTTCTTCTTCCAGTTTAGCATAAGGAATACAACCAACATAGTCAACATTGCTATAATATTTTTGTCCTACCGTATAATTACCAACATAGAGAATTTCTAATGTCTTATCACCAAATCCAAATGCAGGAATACGTTTTGGCTCAAACTTCTTTGTATCTTCCCAATTATCTGAATAGTAATATGCCTCCACTTCGCCTTTCTTATTGCATTTCTCTGCTCTTAATAATTGAACAGGGATATGTTCTACTCTTACAATTTGAGTTTTTTGCTTATTATAAATTAATTGATAAGCATATTGACCTAATAATTTTAAATCAGAAATTCCTTTTTTAAGAATATCTTTTCTGAATAGCATAATCATTTGTGCATATTCATTAGGCTTCTTGCTTGCATCGGTAGCATCTAAGCCACGACCATAAATCAACTTTACAATGTTGTTTATAACTGCATTGTTAGTTGTAGATCCGTTATACCTGTCAATTAAGAATTGGAAAAAGTTGTTGTCCTCTCCAAATTCAACCCAATTATCTCGCTTTGATTCTACAATTTTAGGTTGTGAGTATGCCTCCAACTGAATAAAATGTGAATTTAAATGATCTTTCTTATTCATAGAATATTATTGAATCTGTATTGCTTGTGTATGTACCAGAATTAACCGAATAACTTTCGGGAACTTGATTAGTACAAAATACTTTTATATTGTTTACTAAGTGGTAATCTAATTTATTATTAATTACCCCATAATATTTGATTTTAAAAGAATAGAAATGCCCTTCTTCTAAATCAAAAACCATTTTAAATGTACTAAAAAAACTTTTCTTCTTGCAATTTATCTTATGAGTTGTTTCAACATTAGTTGTTTCATTCTTAATAAATAAATAATTGGCATCACTTAATCTTGTTGGAATAAACGATACTTCTTGATTGCTTGCAGAAGATTTTAAAACGATCATAATGTATAAACGCAAAAAAGGCTTTTTGTTTTCTTTTTAACGAAAAAAGGAGGCATCTGCCTCCTAATTTCAACCCAAACAAACAAAATTTATTAAACTCCAGATGTAACCGTTACGCCAGCAGCAGTTAAAGTAGTTGTGATAAAGTTTGCAGGTAATGGTTCTTCTCCTACAATCGTTATGGTGTAACCAGACATATCGCCCATTGCTGCACCTGTAACAATTGTACCTCCTGTAACCTCAAGTCCATTTTTAAGTCCACAATAGAAAAGGTTTCCATTGTTGTCTTCAACGATTGCTTGTGGTCTACCAAATGCAAGTAATTTAATTTGCCTATGGTCTTTAATTGTTAATTGCTTTAAACTTAAATTTAAAGTTTGTGTAAAAAAAGTAGTTCCGTTTTCTCTTGAAGAATTGATCGTTTGCTCAAATGAACTTGATCCTTTCAAATCATATTTGAATCCGATTGGAGTCCCTGCAATAGCAGAAATTGCATCTGTGTTAGTTACATCATAAGTAACTCCAGTTGCATCTCCCTCATTCATAAAATAAACTGCTTTTAATCCACCAACACTTGTTTTGCAGGGTTCTAATCTCCCCAAAGAAATATCGCATCCAGGCATATTGATTGAATTTAAAAGTTAAAAATAAGCACCCCAAATTAATGAGGTGCTATTTATTTTAGTTGGCAGCATTTGTGATACCGTAAGTAACAATATCAGAAGCAAATCCGTATTGTACTCCAGCAGTCATTCTCATAACAACGCGAACGTTTTGAGAACCATCAATGTCAGCCATATCAATAACCTTAACTTCAGTCAAATCAGAGATAAGACCAGTACCGAAATACAAGTTAGATTTTTGAGTAGCAATTGCTTTTGTAGAAGCAAGACCATCTGCAACGAATAATTTGATACCATCAAAA